ACAGAATATCTTAGAAGAGAAATTATTCCAGATATTCCAAGAGACGCGCAAGCCAATACACATTTCTTACTCAAAAGAGCAAAAGATTTATATACAGCAAGAGGATCAGAAAAAAGTTATCAATTATTATTCAGAGCTTTGTACAATCAAGAGATTGAAATATATGATCCAGGCGAAAGTATATTAAAAGCATCTGATGGCAGGTATGTAAAAGAGAAAAGTATAAGAGTTGGTGATCCAGCTTTAGGTAATACACAATTACTATTAGGAACAAACATTACTGGTTTAAGTAGTGGTGCTACAGGTAAAGTAGAAAGAATTAACAGAACAACTGAATCTGGATTTATTGTGCAAGAATTATTCTTGTCAGGTATTGCTGGTGACTTTCAAGATTTAGAATTAGTAAGAAACAGTGGTAATACAGTTAATGCAACAATCTATAACATTACTGGACAGATTGTAGGTATTGATGTTGAAGATAGAGGTGCTGGTTATATAGTAGGAGATGCTTTAACCTTATCTACAGGTGCATCAACAAGAGATGCTAAAGCAACAGTTGCAGATACAACACATACAAGTGCAATTCAATTTGCAATATCACATGGTGGTAAAGGTTATACTGTTGGTAATAATATTGTAGCAATATCTGCTGATGATTTAGGAACAGGTGCAAGTTTTTATGTTTCGACATTAAGTAATACAGAAGTGTTGTTATTAGATAGTGATGACATATCTGCAGTTGCAAATGTTCCATTAAATGTTACAGGTGGTACAACAAATTCAAATACAAATACTGCATTCGCGAGATTAGGAGCTAATGCCAGAGCATTAAGTGCTAACTTAGCATCTGCAAATGTTAATAGTAAACTTGGAAGCGCACTAGCATTTACAAATACTACCGTTGGAACAATTAATAGTATATACCAAACAAGTTATGGATATAACTATGTTAACATTCCAGCTATATCAGTTAGAAATCCTGCAGTAGCAGAAATGAGAATTCCTGATCCAGATAGAGCAGGAGGTACATATAAAGGTAATAATGCAATTATAACAGCAACACATGCTGCTGGAGCTTTAAGATCTGTCACTGTTAGTGATGGAGGTATTGGTTTTAATAAGAATGAAACCTTATCAATTGTAAACGATACAAGAACGCCTACTGCAAATGCAACAGGGCTACCATCAATTACAGGTTTAAGATCTTATGATGGCAAATATACAGATACTAAAGGTTTCTTATCATGGAATAACAGATTACAAGATAATTTCTTTTATCAAGTTTATAGTTATGTGATTAGATCAAAAACGGCATTGCAAAAATATAAACAATTTGTTAATGATTTATTACATCCAACTGGTACAAAAATGTTTGGGGAATATCAAACATCAAGTAATGTATCTGTTGGTACTGTTGTTACAAGTAATGTGACATATGAGAGCTCAGTAGCAAATAATTCATTTGATGCAACATACTTAACATTTGATTCGTCTAATACTACATTTGACGCTTTTTAATATAAATAGAAACAAGGAATAGAAATGAACAAATTTACAGATACTTTGGATAAACTAAGATTATTTCCCAGATTATTCATTACAGTTTACATTTGGATGTTTTATGATGTAGTACAATGGTTTATGGCGTTAGAAGTGCCAACAAATCAACAAGCTGGTTTAGTTTCAATTATTGTTGGAGCTGGCGCTGCTTGGTTTGGTTTATATGTAAGGAGTAAATAATGGCTAAGCAAACAGTCGGTTTAGGTTCAACAGCTAACGACGGGTCTGGTGATAATTTAAGAGTTGGTGGCGATAAGATCAATGACAACTTTACTGAATTATACAACGCTTTGGGAACAGGTAGTGCTGTATCTGCTAATACAGGTACATTGGTATCTAATACTTTTATTATAGCCAATTATCAATCCAACACATCTTTAACAGCAAGATTAAATACTTATGCTCTAGTTGCAAATGTAGGAGCGTTATCTGCACTAGCAAATACCAACTCTGCTATTAAACAAAGAGCACAGGTTGCTAATGTTGTGACATTAGCTGCATTAGCAAATACAAATAGTTCAATTAAAAAAAGAGCTGAAGTTGCAAACGTGGCAAGTTTAGCTGCATTAGGAAATACAAATTCAAGAATTGCATTAGTTGGTACAAACCTTGGAAGTACTAACACTGCTGTAAGATTATTAATTAGTGATAGAACACAAGAAGCAAATGTATTTTCATCATTTGCAAGTGGTAAAAGTTATTCAGCAACACCAAACTATGGTGCTGCAGTGACATATGATATATCTGCTAATTCATCATCAGCTTATATTGTTTCAAACATGGGATTTGGAAAAGGTGGTGCTGCATACAATAATCCAGAATTAACAGTAAGAAATGAATCAACAGTTGCATTTGACTTAAATGGCTTATCTGGATCACATCCATTTAAAATTAGAAGTGGTGCATCAGGTACAAGTGATTTCTCAAATACGTTGATCCATGTTGCAACAAATGGTACAATAACTACAGGGTCTAGTGCTCAAGGAAAAACATCAGGAGTTTTATATTGGCAAATACCACACGACATAGTTTCATCTGGAAGAAATTCATATACATATTATTGTGGATCACATTCTGCTATGACAGCTAACATTAATATTAAAGATACTGGAGCGATCTAATGCCAGCTACTTCTACTAAGAGGCTGTCTTATCATGTAGCTGAACAATTTAAAGAGTCGTTTAGTGAAGCAAGTCCTTCACGACTTTATCTTTGGGTAGGTAGAACTGGTCCTTATTCAAATGACTCAGTAGCATCTACTCCAACAGATACTGCTCAAAAACAAGACTATAACATTTACAAACAAATGTTAGCAGCTAAAAAAATTCAAGAGACAGATGTCACACATGCAATTGTTAGAAGAAATTGGGCAAATAATAACTTATATGCTGAATATACAAACACAACATTAAACTCAAGTCTTTATGGTAGTGCATTTTATGTTTATACTTCTGATAGACACGTTTATAAATGTTTATTTAATAACAAAGGTGCAAACTCAACAGTAGAACCAACAGGAACAAGTACTGGTGTCACATCAACATCAGATAATTATCAATGGAAATATATGTTTACAGTAAGTACTGCTGATGTTGGTAAATTTGTAACATCTGCTTATGTTCCAATTAAAGTTCTAACAGCAGATGATAGTTCAGGACAATACGCTGTACAAGCTGCAGCAGTGGATGGAGCCATTGACGTTATAGATGTTTCAGCTGGAGGTGTTGGTTATTTACATAACAACGGTGCATTCCAAGCTGTTACTAATTCAACATCAATGAGAATTGCAACAACTGCAAGTGCAAACGATAGTGTTTATATTGGAAGTACGTTGTATATCAAATCTGGTAAAGGTGCTGGTTTAATTAGAGAAGTGACATCATATACAGGTGCTACTAGAACAGTTACAGTTAATACAGCCTTTTCAACTTCACCAAATACTTCTTCAACTTATATTGTAAGTCCAAAAGTTTCAATATCTGGAGATGGTTCAGGTGCAGCTGCATATTCAAATTGTACGACTGGTGGAAGTGCTGTTAATTATATTTCAATGATTAGTACAGGTACAAACTATACTAACGCAACTGTAACTATTTCAGCAAATACAACTTATGGTAGAAATGCTACTGGAAAAGCATACATTGGACCAAGAGGTGGACATGGAAGCAATGCAAGAGAAGAATTAGGTGGAAGTTATGTAATGGTCGCTTCTGAATTTAGTGGTAGCGAAGCAAATACAATACCAACAGAAAACGATATAAGATCATTTGGTATCATAGCTGATCCAATTGAAAGAAGTACTGGTACGTATGCAAATACTGGTAATTTCGATATGACAACAAGATTGACTTTAAGTGGTGCAACAGGAGATTTCTCTGCAGATGAATTAATAACAGGTGGTACAAGTGGTGCTACTGGTAATGTAGTTAGTTTCTCAAATACTAATGCTGCAAATTCGGCAGGTACGCTTAGAGTGATAAATATAACAGGAAGATTTCAGAATAATGAAACTATCACTGGGTCAGTTTCCGAAGAGACAGCAACGGTTAAACCAGCATCAAATTCGGACTTGACTTTTTACAAAGGTAATGTATTATATACAGAGAATATTTTGAAGTTAACTAGATCCACGGATCAAATTGAGAATTATAAGGTAATATTTAGTTTTTAGGATAATTTATGGCATACTCAAAAGATGTATCAAATACAGTTTCACTTTCAACAGACTTAAATGTTGATCCATATTATGATGATTATAATGACGAAAACAATTTTCATCAAATATTGTTTAGACCAGGTCTAGCTGTTCAAGCTAGAGAACTTACTCAAATGCAAACTCTGTTACAAAAACAGACTAGTAGATTTGGTTCACACATATTTACTGAAGGTACAGTAGTACATGGTGGAGCTAAAACATTTAACGAAAATATACCTTATGTAAAAATCACAGATAAAGATAATGGTAATAATACCATTGTTATGTCAACTTTAGTTGGTAAAACTATAACAGGTGCAACAACTGGAGTAACAGGTGAAATTATAGATGTATTAACAGGTGCACAAACAGCTGCTAATACAAATACTTTATATATTAAGTACACAGGAAGTGGTACTGCTAAAACATCTAAGACATTTAATGCTAGTGAAGTTTTAACTTTTGCTGGTGGATCCAATACAACTTATTCTAATGCAACTGTTTTAAGTTCAGCAAATACACCAACAGGAAATGGTGTTTACTTTGCATTAAGTGATGCAATAGTTTATGCTAAAGGTCAATTTATTAGACATGCAAATTCAGGTATAGTAGTTGGAAGATATACACAGCTACCAAGTAAGATAGTTGGTTTTAAAGTAAATGAAAGTATCGTAACAAGTAATACAGATACTACTTTACTAGATCCTGCTCAAGGTGCTTACAACTATACAGCTCCAGGTGCTAACAGATTAAAATTAACAACAGAATTACATACTTTAGCTTTAGACAATGGTGGTGATGCACCAGTCTCAAATAACTTCTTTTCATTATTCAGCGTTGATACAGGACAAAGATTTGAAGAAGCTAAACAACCATTATACGCTGACTTAGCTGATGAATTAGCAAGAAGAACATTTAAAGAAAGTGGTCACTATACAACAAGACCATTCAAATTTAATATAAGAGAGAATTTAATTGATGGTACAAACTTAGGTTTAAAAACATCAGGTAATGGTGGTCAAGGAAACGTATTAAGTGTAGGTGTTGAAGGTGGTCATGCTTTTGTAAACGGTTATGAATATGACTATGAAAATTTAGATACAATTTATATTGATATCAATAAAGGTACAAACACTCAAATGTTTGAATCTGTTTCAACTACACCTAACTATGGTCAATATGTCCAAGTAAAAGAAGTCTCTGGAAACTTTGATCCAACTAAACTACCAACTTTAAGTTTAAGAAGTGCAGCTGCAACTTCACATACAAGTAGAACATTTGATGCAACAGCAGCTCCAGGATCAGAGATTGGTACTGCAACACTAAGATCAATTGGACATTCAGCTGGTAATACAGATGTATCTGGAGGAGTATTTAATTTATATATTGACAATATTAAAATGACTTCATCAGGAAAACAGTTTGCAAATGTTAAATCAGTATTCATAGCAAACGCAATTTCAGGAACTAGTAAAAACTTCTTAGGTGATACAGTTCTTGCAAGTGCTAATTCAACTTATCTTGGTAATGCAACATTAAGTGAACCAACGTTTGATACATTAGTTTATGGATTACCATATAAAGGTATTAAAACTATTAGAGATGATAGTAATAGTGTTGAAACATTATTCCAATTTAAAAAAGGTTTTGATATAACTGTTGCAACAGACGGTACAGCATCATTGGCTACTGGTGACTCAAGTCATAATTTTACAACAACGGGTACACTAAGTGCTACTCAAAAAGATAGTATGTTTACTATTATAGCTAAAAACCAAGTTGTAAGTACGCAATTAGGAACAGTATTAGCTAACAGTACAACAACAGCTGTTACAGGAACAGGAACAAAATTTAATTTACTTAAACCAGGAGATAGAGTAAGACTAGGAGCAACAAACGTATTTACAGTTAATGCTATATCAAGCAATGTTGCAATGTCGTTAACAACAACTCCTTCTGCAGCACAAAATGTTGCAAGTGGTAATGCAATTTACAAGGTCATTGAAAGTGGTCAAGTTGTCGATATGTCAATGACAGGTACAGCAGGTAATGGTGCAGATAGAACAATAGTTATTGGTACAACTACCACAGCCACATTAAATTTAAAAGAAACATTCGATACTTCATTAACAGCAAGAGCAATTGTATCTCTTAACAAAGTTAATGCAAAAGAAGCTGCTAAAACATTATCAGCCAATGTGTTTGTTAGAATTAATCCAAACACTCACTTTAATAAAACAACAAGTGGCCCATATCCATTAGGTGTTACAGATGGATACAAAATTAGAAGAGTTTATATGTCAACATCTAACTCAGTCGTTGCTAATACGTCTGGAACAACAGATGTGACTTCACATTATGAATTTGAAAGTGGACAAAAAGCTGGACATTATGATTTAGCTCAAATTAGATTAAAGTCTACAGGAACTGCTCCAACAGGACAATTGTTGGTTAACTTTGATCACTTTAAACACAGTACTTCATTAGGTCAAGGATATTTTAGTGTAGACAGTTATCCTGTTGATGATGATAAAGGTACAAACTCATTAACAAGTATTAAAACATTTCAGATTCCAACATATATTAATACACAAACTGGTGATGAATATAATTTAAGAAATAGTATTGATTTGAGACCAAACAAAGCTAATACAGCTAATCCATCAACAACCATTTCAGCTTCACCAACAAACCCAACTAATGCAACTTCATTTACAACGACTGGTGATGGTCAATTCTTACCATTAACGGGTCAAGCTATAACAAAAGATTTACAAATCTATCTTGGTAGAACTGATAGACTAGTTTTAGATGCTAGTGGAAGATTAACAATTAAATCTGGTATTTCTAGTAGTAAGAAAGTACCACCACAGAGTGCTTCAGATGTTATGACGTTAGCATTCATTACTATTCCACCTTATCCTTCTATATCACCTTTTGTTGGTAAAGTAAATAGTAGAGAAGATTTAGCAGTTTCAGTAAGACCAGTCGATAATAGAAGATTTACTATGAGAGATATTGGCCAGATAGCTGAAAGGGTTAGTAGATTAGAATACTATACATCTTTATCATTATTAGAAAAAGATGCACAGCAATTACAGATTTTAGATACAGCTGGTTTAGATAGATTTAAAAATGGTATCTTAGTTGATAACTTTACAGGTCATGGAGTTGGTGAAGTAATCAACCCAGATTATAAAGCAGCCATTGATCCAGACCAATCAATTTTGAGACCTTCGTTTGCTATAGAATCAATTGATTACATAGCCAATACAGCAGGTACAACTAATGTAATAAGAAGACCAAAAGATGTATTACTTAAAGTTAGTTTTACTGGTGCTAATACAACAGATATTACATTTAATGAAACAGTTTCAGGTGCTACTAGTGGAACAACAGGTATACTGAAATATAATACTTCTGCAAATGGAGATTTATTATTATTAGAAAATGAAACGGGATCAGGATTCACGGCCGGTGAAACAATCACTGGTGGTACTTCTGGTTTAACAGCAACAGTTGTAACTGCAACAAGACCAGATGTTGGACCATTAGCAACATTGGACTATGCTCACAACGATTTAGTAGTTCAACCATTTAAGTCAACAGAGTTTAGAATATCTAGTGCAGAGTTTAGTGACTTTGTAGGTAAAATAGAATTAACTCCAGACTTTGATAATTGGATTGACATGAATACAAAACCAGATCTACTTATTAATCATGAAGGTAATTATGATAACTGGGTTGCATTATCAGATGCCTGGGGTACTCATTGGAATGATTGGAATAGTATAGTTGCTGGAACAACTACTTCAGAAGAATATATGTTAGAAGATTATGGTGATTGGACTATTTCAACAGCATTAAGTGGTGGAAGAACACAGATTGATACTTTCGAGAATAAAGCATTATTTGTAAATGAGACAGTTGAAGAAAGACAAACAAGAACAGGTATTAAGATAAAAGCTAAGCCTTTTATAAACAAAGAGACATTAGGTAATAGAGTTGTTGATGTAGATATTATTCCTTATATGAGATCAAGAAGAATAGAATTTACAGCAAGAGGATTAAGACCAGCTACAAGAGTTTATCCATATTTTGACGATACAATAGTTACAGATCATTGTAAACCAACAGGTGGATCATTGGGTGGTAATTTAGTTACAGATGCTGGTGGATCGGTGAGTGGTGAATTTATCATTCCTAATACTGCAACACTTAAATTTAGAATTGGATCCAAACCATTTACATTAAAAGATAATGCTTCTGGATCAACAACAGATTATACAACAATTGCAACTGCAACTTATCATGCTCAAGGTCTATCTCAAATAGAACAAGAAACTATTACATCTACAAGAGAACCAATCTTTGAGAAAGAAGAAGTTTCAGATACAAGAACAGTATTCCAAGATGTTGCAAGAGTTAGAATATCTAATGATCTAATATCAACACAAATAATTAGTCCAAGGCCTGCCAGCAGACACTGTAGAAGATGTTTCTTAGCTGGAACACCAATTACAATGGAAAATGGCTCAATTAAACACATTGAAGAAATACAATTAGGTGATAAAGTCAAAGATGGTGGAATAGTAGATGGATTAGGTTCATTCTTAGCTCAAGGGATTTATGACTACAAAGGAATTTATGTAGCTGGATCACACGCAGTTAAAGAAGAAGGTACATGGAAACGTGTTGAAGATTCAATTCATGGTAAACCATTAAATGATGGTGCTACTCATATAGTTTATACATTAGGTTGTGAAAATAAACGAATTGATATTAACGGAATTACATTTACTGATTATTTTGAGACAGAACATCAAGAGTTGCTTTTATCACAGCAAGACAATTTTGATTTTGAGGGTATAGACTTTGGAGAGTATAACGAAGATTATGAAAAAACTAGAATAGCTTCGTTAAATAATGAGTTGACTCAAAAAGGATTTTATAGTAGAATACAATAAAGGAGAAAAGATGTTAAAAGGAATTATTTTTTCATTTACATTATTAATGATTAGTTCGTGCTCATTGCTTCAAGGTAAAAAAGAAGCAACAGCTTATAAAGATTTACCGAATCATAATCATATATCTTGTAATGGTGTTTGTGACGTCAAATTAAAATAATGCAACAAGAATGTTTTAAGTTATTTGAAAAACATTTTAATCAAATAAGACAAGAATATTTTAATCACAAAAATCCACCCTTACTAACACAGCATGATTTTTCAGATGGTGCTGGAACTTATGTTGAAGGCAATTGGTATGCAGTTGGT